ATGAGATAATGGTACAAACTCCACAGGGATAGCTATGTCTGGACTACTCGAGCCATCAGTAAAAATCGAAATTGAGATACAAAGCCAAGAGAAAAATGGTGAGGCGTGTCCAGTAGCAACAGGCGATGTATCTATAAACCTAGAGAATCGTCAAAAAGCCATTGATAAGGCCAACTATGGCCCAATGAATCCTAACGAACAGAACATGGATTACTGGCGTGAAATCTCTAAAGTCTGGAGAAACTCACCAGAGCAAGCTAAAAAATCTCGTTGCGGTAACTGTGCTGCTTTCATTCAGACCACAAAGATGTTAGATTGCATTGAATCTGGCTTAAAAACTGGCGACACAGAGACTGACGCATGGGCTGTTATTGATGCTGGCGACTTGGGTTACTGCGAGATTTGGGACTTTAAGTGTGCTTCTATGCGGACTTGTAGTGCTTGGGTAACTGGTGGCCCGATTACTGATGATTCTGAGAAAATGTCAGAAAATATGTCTAACGATATGGGAGACGAATATGGGAACGACTAACCAACAAGCTGCTGGAATGATGGGACTATATGCCAATATCAATGCAAAGAAAAAACGCATCGAAGCGCAAAAGGCGGCTGGTAAGACTCCAGAGCGTATGCGTAAAGTTGGCTCGAAGGGTGCGCCTACTGCGGATGCGTTTAAGCAAGCAGCTAAGACTGCTAAAAAGAAGTGATTAAACGAGGCTCAGAGCAGTTTTCTGGCTATAACAAGCCCAAAGCTACTCCTAAGCACCCAACCAAGTCTCACGCTGTTTTAGCGAAGTCTGGTGAGGATGTAAAGCTGATTCGTTTTGGTCAGCAAGGCGTAAAGGGTTCTCCTGATGGCACGAAGCGTAACGAAGCGTTCAAGGCTCGTCATGCGGAAAATATTGCCAAAGGCAAGATGAGTGCGGCATGGTGGACAAATAAAGTTAAATGGTAAATAACTGGAGAATTTAAATGAGTAAATTAGTTCGTGACGATAATGGTCAATTGACCCAGATTTATGAACTTGGCACAACTCAAATTCTGACTGTTTCCGCTTCTAGCGTTCAGTCAAATGCTTTTGATGCTGGTTGCACAATTATCCGTTTGGCTACAGGTAGCACAGCACATTGCCACTTTCAGATTGGCTCAAACCCAACAGCTTCATTGACAACAAGCCCAATGATGCCTCCTAGTTCTGTTGGTTATTTTAAAGTTAATGGCGGTGATAAAGTAGCAGTTATCCGTGGTGGTACTGCTGTTGATATTTCTATTTCACAGGTGGTCTAATGAAAACTCCTAAAATGAACAAGGCTGGTAAAGCTAAGGTGGCTAATGTCATGCACGAGTTTGGAAAGGGTGAACTGCACTCTGGTAAGGGCGGTAAAGTCGTTAAGAATCCCAAGCAAGCCATTGCTATTGCTATTTCAGAAGCTGCCAAGAAAATGGGTAAGATGAAGTAATGGCTGAACTAAGGGCGACTCCTTATGCTAACCCATTAACTGGGTTATCAAATGATGCTATCCAAGGATTATTGGATTACATGAGAGACCCAAGACGAACTCAGCAAATGCAGGGTTTGGTAGGATTGCTAGAAAGCACAGGAATTCCTAAGACTGTAGAGAGAGCCGCATACGCTGATAGTCCTAGAGCATTGGTAGATGCATTGACTAACGTGAACAGGGCTAATGTGCCATTGCTGAAGCCTGAGACTGCTGATGCATTGATGACACTAGCACCAGTACCATCAGGTACAAACAAGGCTGCTATGGCGGCTGGTCGTGCAGGTGAAAGAGTTGCTGAGAGAGTAGTTCCACAGATTATGGAGCGTGGTGGTTTACCTGCTGATTTATTGCAAGGTATGGGACAAGGTACTCAAAGTGCTGTTTATCGTCAATCTACGCCATTAAAACCTGATCCATCTGTTGGCTCTAGGTTTGAGCGTGAGTTTATGGGTGGATTGCTTGATAAAACTCCACTTAAACTTGAAGACTACCAAGGTTCAAGTTTAATGATTATGCCTTGGGATAGCACCAGTAGAAATTATAAAATTCTTGGCGTATCTGACGAAGCATTGGCTAATCCAGTTGTTACACATGGTGGACAAGATTACGCACGAGATATTTCTCATATAGAACAAAATATTGCTGGGGCATCAAATTTAGGTATTGCAAAACGTATTCGTGATAGAGATGCAATGGCTAGAATGGAAAATATTCAAGCTGGAGGAACTGGTGAAATATTGCATTTACCAGTAACAATGGGTTCTGGTTCTGAAAACTTTTCTGTAATGCCTGTTGAGGTATTGATGAATTTTGCAGATAAAGCAAATTTACCAGCATCTCAAATCAAAGAATTTGATAACAGTATCAAAAATTTTAAAGTTTTTAAAGGTACTGGTGAAAATAGAAAAGTTAGCTATCCATTCAAAGACTTTAAAGGAATCATGTCAGAAGAAGGCAGGATTCAAATGTATTCTGGTGAGGGTATTGGCTCTACAGCAGGTGAATTGCGTAAAGCCATTACAGATAGATTTTATTTAAAAGAAAACCAAGAAAAGTTTGGGTTTAATGCTGAAGATGTTAGTGCAGCATTGACAGACCCTGCTCTAGTTGGTGTTCCTAAAGGTTATGTTGGCAATACAGTAATTATGTCAACACCTGAAGGAATGCATTTACGCCCATCTACAAATAGAACATATAACACAGACTTTACAGGGCAGTATGAAGGAACTTTAGGTCAAAGCCTACCAGTAGAAGTATTGATGGCTGAAAAGTTTGGCCTACTTGGAAATGAATTTGCTGGTAAGCAAGGTGATATTAGAAATATGGTTCTTGGCGCACTTGAGAAGCGTAAAGAAGGTGTATCTCAAATTGTGGATGAGCCAATGATCGAGCGTTACTACAAATACCTTGCTGACCAAAGAAAAAAAGGCTTACTCGATTGATTCGTAGAGGCTGAGTAGCATTGACTCTATGTTGCGCTTGGCATCTTCTAGCAGGATAGCCAAGTCATCGTTAGATAACTTTATTGCTTCCTCATCTAGATTGATGTTAATGACACTTGGACTTGCTTTTTCTATGATGACTTTCATATATACCTTTGTAGACTTTATTGAACTATAATTATCTCACAATATTTCTTGTATAGCAACCTTGACCAACCCTAGAGGAGTCAAACAAAATGGCACAAGTCGGAAGACCAATTAACAAACTACATCAGGAAGATGTACGTAAAAAAATTCAGGTAAGTCAATTACTAAATGTTTTGCAAAATCATGCACTTGGTGAAACTGAGGAGTTAAGCCCTACTCGCATGAAGGCTATTGAGATACTATTGCGTAAATCAATGCCTGATATGGCTTCAGTAACTATAAGTGGAGACTCTGACCAACCACTTCAGCACATCGTCACATGGGCGAAGTAATCGAAATCCCTTATGCACCAAGGGAGCACCAGATCAAGGTTCACGACTTACTAGAAGCAAATAGGTTTGCGGTAGTAGTAGCGCATCGTAGGTTTGGAAAGACTGTTGCTGCGCTAAACCATCTAATCCGTGATGCGGTGCTAAACCAACGAGAGACACCAAGATACGCTTACATTGCGCCTACTTATGGACAAGCTAAGAGGGTGGCTTGGGACTATCTCGTTAAATACACTACACCGCTAGGCGGTACTAACAACATCTCAGAGTTACGAGTTGACTTCTGGGGTAGGCGTATCCAGTTATATGGCTCAGACAATCCAGACTCCTTACGAGGTCAATACTTTGATGGCGTAATCATTGATGAGGTGGGAGATCAAAACCCTAAGATATGGACAGACATTGTTAGACCTGCTCTGACAGATCGTAAAGGATGGTGTCTATTCATTGGGACACCTAAAGGCCATAACCACTTCAAAGAATTGCGAGATAGGGCAGAGAAGGAAGACGGCTGGGGATTGCTAGAGTTCAAAGCATCAGAAACTGGCGTGGTGGATGATGTAGAGCTAAAGCAAGCTAAGAACGAGATGGGTGAGGATAAGTATCGCCAAGAGTTTGAGTGTAGCTTTGATGCGGCAGTAGAAGGTTCATACTATGGACAAATCCTGAATGAGCTAGAAGACAAGAAACATATGCAGGAGATTCCTTGGGATGACATAAGCAGGACATTTACTGCTTGGGACTTGGGAATGGGTGACTCTACAAGTATCTGGGTATCTCAGTTAGTAGGCTCAGAGATTAGATTGATCGACTACTACGAGAATCATGGCGTAGGCTTAGACCATTATGTGAAGTGGATTAAGGATAACGATTATCATAAAGCAGAGCATATCCTGCCACATGACGTAAGAGTTAGGGAGTTAGGAACTGGTAAGAGCAGACTTGAGATGCTTGAGGAAGCAGGATTAGAGGTCAAGATAGCCCCTAGAATGGGTTTAGACGATGGTATTCAGGCTGTTAGACGTATCCTACCTAGATGCTGGTTTAATGTGCCTAAAGTCCAGACAGGATTAAACTGCCTGAGAAACTACCGCAGAGATTACGATGAGAAGCGTAAGATATTCTATGAAAGACCACTTCACGATTGGTCAAGTCATGGAAGTGACAGTTTTCGCTACTTAGCCCTTGGATTGGATGAAGGTCAATCATCATGGTCTAAGCCTATTAACTCAGCACCGAAATGGATTGTGTAATGTATGTAGAACGACAAGGGACTAATTTAGCCCCAAAAGTAAAAGAACTTGAAAACCGCATTGAACTATTGGAAAATGTGGTAAAAGAGTTACAATTACCGACAAGACCGAAACTTGGTCGCCCTCCAAAGGATGCACATGGAAACGAACGACTTGAAGTCGGTACTACAAGCTGAGATTGACGATTCAATCGGCTTTATTGAGAGCGAGACTGTTCAGCAGCGCAAGCAAGCGTTAGAAGCCTATTTGCGTCAGCCCTATGGTAATGAAGTCGAGGGTAAGTCTCAGATCGTAACTGGTGAGGTAGCAGAGGCCATTGATGGTGCGCTACCGAGCTTAGTGCGTATCTTTACAGGTTCAGAGAATATCGTAGTATTTGAGCCACAAGGCCCAAGGGATGAGCCTACTGCTAAACAGGCTACTGACTACTGTAACTGGGTTTTCTCAAGGGATAACGAAGGCGTAGCTATCCTGCATGATTGGTTTAAAGATGCCTTGCTACAGAAGAACGGCATTGTTAAGGCGTATTGGGAAGATAAAGAAGACATAACCAAAGAGCGTTACTACGACTTGTCTAGCGATGAGTTAGCCATGCTTATGAGCGATGAGAGCATGGAGATTATCGAGCAAGATACGACTGAGTTTCCAATATTTGACCCTAATGGTCAGCCAGTAATTGACCCAATGGGTATGCCAGTTATGGGTGCTACTCATAACATCGTAGTTCAAAAGAAGAAGGACTCAGGTAAGGTTACGATTGAGAACGTGCCTCCAGAGGAGTTCTTGATTAGCAAGAAGGCTAGAACTATTGCTGATTCTCCTTTCATCGCTCACAGACAGATGTTAACTCGTAGCACCTTGATGGCTATGGGCTTTAACAAGAAGCAAGTAGAAGGCTTGCAGATGGGCGATGCTTTGGCTTATACACCAGAGCGTGTGGCTCGTTTCTCAGCAGGTGAGCAGCCATACCAAGTTCAGACTGATGACCCATCAATGCAAGAGATTGAGGTGTTTGAGTGCTACGTCAAAACTGATATAGATGGAAAAGGAATTGCATCACTCGTTCAAGTGTTTTACGCATCAAACGAGATTCTTCAGGATGCCAAGGGTAAGGAAATGGTTGAGGAAGTGGACTATGTTCCTTTCCACTCTATTTGCCCAATACCAATTCCGCATAAGTTCTTTGGTAACTCTTTGGCTGACAGAACGACAGACATTCAGTTAATCAAGACTACCATTACTCGACAGATGCTGGATAACTTGTATCTGACAAACAATGCTCGTGTTGTTGCTGTGGAAGGACAAGTAAACCTTGATGACTTGCTTACATCTACTGCTGGTGGTGTTATTCGTGCTAAATCTCCTAACGCTGTTCAACAGTTAGTAGTTCAGAACGTAGCATCTCAGGCTTTCCCGATGCTTCAGTATCTTGACTCTGTGCAGTCTAAGCGTACTGGTGTATCTGATGCTTCACAGGGCTTAGACCCATCTATCTTGCAGAACGTAACTGCTGCTGCCGTAGCATCGATGCAACAAGCTGGCGCAGGTAAGATTGAACTAATTGCTCGTATCTTTGCTGAGACAGGCGTTAAGTCTTTGTTTAAAGGAATCTTGCATCTCCTGTGCAAGTACCAAGATAAGCCTCGTTTGGTGCGTATGCGTGGAGAGTTTGTAGAGTTTGACCCTAGAACATGGGCTAACCAATACGATGTTGCTATCAACGTAGGATTAGGCGCAGGAAATCGTCAAGAGCAGATGGCTATGCTGTCTATGGTTCTTGCTAAACAAGAGCAGTTAATCGGTCAGTATGGCCCTGCTAATCCTTATGTGTCACCTGCTCAGTATCGTTCTACTTTAGGGCGCATGGTTGAGTTGGCAGGATTTAAGGATAGTGCTGAGTTCTACAAAGCGATTACACCAGAGCAAGATCAAGCCTTGTCTAATCCTCCTCCGCAACAACAACAGATGCCTCCAGAAGTTCAGGCATTGATGGCTAAGGTACAGGCTGAGATTCAGGCTAACCAAGCTAAAGCCCAAGCTGATATGCAGATACAGCAACAACAACAGCAGATTGATATGCAGATGGCTCAACAGAAAGCTGGCCTTGAGATGCAGTTAATGCGTGAGAAAGAAGCTGCTAAATTACAGTTAGAGCGTGAGAAGCAACAGGCTTACTTTGCATTGAAACAACAAGAGTTTGATGCAGAAGCCCAATTGAAAGCTATGAAAATTGGTGCGGGTATTACTTCTAACGTAGAAATAAGGGGCTAATATGTCTTGGGATGCACCATATCCAGAGTGGCCTTTGCCTAAGCCAAAACTTACTATTGATGAAGTGATTAACCAGATCATTGCTCAACAACAACCAGAAGTTCAGCAAGAAGCTCCTCAAACTGTTCAAGAGTTAATCAATCAGATTGTTGCCCAACAAGCACCACAAGAAGTGGCTCAACCTGCACCACAAGAGATAGAGCAAGTGGTAGAGCAAATAGCTAAACAACTTCAGCAGCCACAACAAGAAGCTATGCAAGCTGATATGCCTGTCCCTGTTGAAGCACCAAAGGCATCTAATGCAGTCATTGACAAGTTAGCTAATCAGATTCTTGGACAAGGAACTACAAGCCAATGGACTGGTCAGGGCATGGGTTCTGCGGAGGCTAATGCTCGTGATATGGCTCGTATCATGGCTGGCATCGGCATCACAGACATTAACCAGTTTGGATTGATTGATAAGCCTTATGACGCACAAGTAAACCCTGATGGTCGTGGTGGTTTTGTTGATATGCAAGGTAATCCTGTTGACCCAAGCACAGTAACAGCAGAGCAAGTAAGTGGTGAATCTGGTACAGATACCCTTTACACAACAAAAACAACGACTAAAGCATACGGCAATAAGGAAACTGGTCAAGAAGTGCCAATGACCTACAGCGAGCGTCAGACAGGTAATGCTTGGGGCGGTACATTTGAAGGTAGTGGTAATACTGGCTACCGAGTCCAATTTACTCCTGATGGAAAACCACTTTTCTATACTACTGGTGCATCTAGTTCTGATGTAGCGTTTTATGCTCCTATCATTGCTGCGGCATTGACCCCTATCCTTGGCCCTGCGGCTAGTGCTTTGCTTGGCCCTGCGGCTTCTACGTTGGCTACAACTGCTCTAACTGGTGCGTTGGTAGGTGGCGGTACTGCGGCATTGACTGAAGGCGATATTCTAAAGGGTGCTTTGCTTGGTGGCGCAGGTGGTGCGCTTACTGGCTACTTAGGCGGTGGTGACTTAGCCCCTACTGAAATAACAGAGCGTCAATTTGCTATTGCTGATGCAAAACAGTTAGCTGCTAGTGGTATTCCAGCAGATCAAATCTCAGAAATTTTAAACTCATCTGGATACAACGAAGCCATTGTTAACAGAGCAATGGAAGTAATCAATCCAAATCCAGTAGCTGTTTCTACTCCTGTTATTGAGCCTCCAGTTTCTAATGCTGTGATTACAAATGCGCCAGCAGAGACTGTGCAAGTAACTGCGCCATCTGTAACTCCTACGCCAACAATAAATGAGATTATTGCTTCTATCAATCCTCCTGCTGTAACTGCGAATCCATATATTCAGCCAAATATTGAGGTTGTTGGTCAACAAGCACCAGCACAAGTAGCACCAGAAGTAGTAAATGCTGTTAACGCAGCCATTCAAGCTAATGTTACTTCTCCTGTTGAAACTTTAAAAGTTACTGGTCAAGCTGAAAAACCACAAACAGTACAAGAAGTTATTAACGCTATTACTGCTGCTCCTATAACTACTACTGCTCCTGAAACAGTTATAACTGGTGAGCGTCAAGTAACAAAAGAGCCAGAGACAGTTACTCCAATTGTTCCTACTTTGCCGCCTGCTACAACTACTGCACCAACTGATACAGCAAAGCCAAAAGAAGAAGAAAAAAAGAGTTGGACTGCATCCGAATTGGCTGAGTTAGCTAGACTTGGTTTACTGGCTACAACTATCTTTGGTGCGGCTAGTCAAGACAATGGCCCTACTCAATATGGTATTGTCCCTGTACCAGAGGATTGGAAGTCTCCTGTATATCAAAAAGATATCTTAGGAACTGGCACATCAACATTTACACCTACTGATTACAGTAACAGAAACTTGCTTATTGGGACTCAATGGGAGAAGTTCCTTGACCCTAACTATGGGAAAGTGCCAGAGCCAATGAAGTTCAATCAGCCATCAGGCATGAGTTACGCTCAACTAATGGGTATCTTGGGAAATAGTGCAGACACAATGCCATCTCAAGCCTTAACAATCAATGATGTAATCTCTGGGATACAGAATCAATATGGACAAATACCTAATGGCTCAATGGGCCAAAAACCTACTTAATGATGACTTTTTCAAAGAAGTAGTAGAAAACTTGAAAAAAGAACAAATAAGTGTGATAATTAACTCAAATTCTAGTGATATAGGTAAACGTGAAGATGCCTATAAACACATTAAGTCTATTGAATTAATTACAGGACACCTAGAAGGCTTGGCCTCGGAAACTGTGATTAAGGAAAAGAAGTGGAAAATTCTGTAGCATTTAAGCTACACCTCTGTCCAGAAGGTTTCTGGCGATTTTTGAGATGACACATGGAAAACACCAACCCACAAGGGAGTGAAAACCTAAATGTAAACCAAGCTGCTTCAGCTTTTGAAAATATGATGGGTGATTCTGAGGAAGCCTCACAAGGCCAATCTGAAGAACAAACAGAAGAAATTCAAGAGTCTGATGAAGTTGAATACTCTGATGAGGAAGTAGTCCAGAAGCCAAGATATAAAGTTAAGGCTGCTGGCGAGGAAATCGAAGTCGATGAAGATGAACTCATTAAAGGTTATCAGCAAGGTGCGGATTACACAAAGAAGTCTCAGGCTCTAGCTGAACAACGCAAGGCTTTAGAAGCTGAACGTAGTCACTTAGAGTATGTAAAACAAGAGCGACAGGCGTATGCCCAGAAATTGCGAGCATTGGATAGCTTCCTTACTCAGCAAGATCAGGGTGTGAACTTAGACGTTTTAAGGGAAACAGACCCCATCGGTTATGCGGTGGCGGTAGCTGAACAGAGTCAGCGTGAGAAGCAGTTAGCAGTAGTTAGGAATGAACAGCAACGCCTTGCACAACAGCAACAAGCCGAGCATCAAGCCACTTTGCAAAACCATCTCCGTCAAGAATCTGAGAAGTTAGTGAGTCTGATTCCTGAGTTATCCAGTCCACAGGGTGATGCGGTTCGGAAACAAATCCGTGACTATGCGAAATCTGTAGGCTGGACTGACCAAGAACTCAGTTCCGTATATGACAGTCGTGCTGTGGTGAGTTTGTATAAAGCAATGAAGTATGAGCAACTTCAAAAGAGCAAGCCTGAGTTAACCAAGAAACTCCAGTCTGCTCCTAAGATGATGCGATCTGGGACTT